TAGGTCAATTTAAATGCTACGATATAAGTGCTTGGACTGATCGATTCCACCATGACCTTCAAAAGGTAGTAATGGGAGAGATCTTTTCTAAAGGTGTAGCTGAAGTATGGGGACAGTTAACTGTCCATTGTACATGGTACATCTCCAATACTGGTGCCCATATTAAATATGGACAAGGCCAGGGTATGGGGACTAACGGATCATTCGATATTGCAACTTTGACAGACCACCTCTACATACATTTTATGTATGAACGTGAAGGAAAGAAAAGTGGGAATATTCCCAACTTTTCACCTCTTTACGGTAAAGTGGGTGATGACCTGTGGATATATGATATTCACAATAGTTACCAAGAATACTGTAGGAAGATTAATCTTCCTATCAATATTTCTAAGTCAAAAACTGTGTGCAAACTTGGCTCAATTGCTGAGTTTTGTTCACGTACTGCAATTAACGGCGTAGATGTCTCTAGGGTTAGCCCTAAGGTCATTAACCGCTCTAGTGATTTCCGAAACGTACCACAGCTACTAAGTGTTTGCCTCGAGAGAGGTTTAATACTAATGCCCTCATCTTTTCCGTCTTTAAACAATATTGTAAAGAACGGAAATGAAACTTACTTCGACAAAATCCAACCATGGATGGTAGGAGCTGCAGTTTGTAACCTGGCCTCAAATGAGGGGTCACCTTACAACTCGCTAACACCGAAGTTCATGATTGATAATGGCTGGCTTGTAGATGAGGATCTTAAAAAGATCGTCTCTGAGCCAGAAAACTTAACTAGAATCTTGATATCACAGACTATTCTGTCGATATTGGATTCTTGCAAGGATATCGAAGCGTTAACCTCATCATTTAGAAAAACTGAAAATAAAATGCAAAGGGTAAACTCATTATATGGGTCTAACCTATTTTGCGTGAACGAGGAGACCGTCACGATGGTCCGGATAAACGTATGTTTTCCCGATCCACATGGCAATGTCTCAACTGAGGATAAACCTTTAGCAAACGATATACTACTACCATGGGAAATAGTTCCCATAATACGTCTTAAAACCTTGATGAAAGCTCTAACAGAAGATCTGTTGGAAGCACATTCGATCGAAGGTGACAAGATCATGGATATCCATGATTTCGCCGTTCTACTCAATCGCATCGCGAGAAGAGTGGATTTTGACGGTACAAACATAAATTATGATAGTAAAAAGACCTATAGTAGGTGTTTTAAAATCGTAAAGTTGCTTGAAAGGATAAATCCTCCGTTCAATTATTTAGTCTTAGATGATTCTAGACAACGGGACCTTATAAACTCAATATTGAGTTATGAGGAATTACCCGTTGAGTGGGTGAAAGAATATCTCCCTCTCCTGGTAGTACCAGGTGAGATTGCCGTTTAACGGCAGAAATAGTATTCACCGAAGTTAGGAACCGTTTCTTGTTCCCATGACTCTCAGTTCAACTGAGAGTCGGCCAACCCCAAAAATACTTTTGGG